AAGACCGTGACTCATGGTCTAGTGAGTGGATCCGTTGGCGTCTCGTACGCATACATCCTCCGCCAAGGCGTCGTAGCTGCAAACATCGCCGTCTGTGTGAAGGGAGCCTCGACGTTCACTCCAAGACTCTGGGCTCCCTTTACGCTGCAGGCAGGAGATCTGCTCAAGGTCATGACACAGACCGCTGCCGATCGAGGGGCGAGCCTGGCAGTCTACACCAATCGCGGCGTCTCGAGGATATTCCATGTCACGCCGACCGGCGGAGGCACTTCGGAGCTGGTCGATATCCAAACGGGGAATTCGATCGGCGATACGCTTCAGGGCCAAACCTGCATTTCCGCCACCTTCACGACAGTCGACGCAGCTCTTATCGAAACCAACGGCGCCTACATCGTCGACGCCCTGGGTAACGTCGTTGGCAGCGTCACCGACACAGACCCCAGTGTTCAACAACCACTGCCAGCGGATCTCTCCGCACCCGTCAACCTGAATTTCAAAGCCCAGTATCTCTTGAGTGCTTAGAGGTGAGAAATTGGCGCGGATGACCAAGGCTGCTGGCCGAAGACGACTCGCGGAGATCATCTCGAAGGCCAAGAAGCTCTACCTTCGTGACTTCATCTCGACGAAAGACCTCGACAGCATCGAGAGAATAGTCAAAATGCGATCCAAGCAGCTCAAGTGAGGTGTCGGCGTTGGTTCAGGTTCAGAGTGTGTACGAACTAACGGGCACAGGCCAACAGATCGGCGGGGTGACCGCTGCACAACTGGCCGAGGTCCAGCGAAGACTCGCACAGGTAGAGGCAAACAAGGCAGCAGCAGCAGCAGCAGCAGCAGAGCGAGCAGCTACACCAGGGGGCGGAACCGGGGCAGGGCCGGGACCGTTCGACCCGAGAGGGGCCTTTCAGATCCCAAACAACTTCTGGGGCTTTGCTATCTTGATGATGGGGCTGAGATGATGACTCATTCAATCTCTCCGCGCGTATACAAGCTACTGAAGACCAAGACTCTCGAGGCGGGGGACCAGGAACACCAGATTCAATTCACCGATGTGCAGGGGGTCGGCGATCCCATCACCATCGAGGAGCTGAATCGAGAGGAATTAGTTCGCCTCATCATCGTGAACTTCGCCAGGCTCTCCGTCAAAGGTGAATGGGAAGGGCTGTTAGCATGAGAGCTGAGGATCGCAAGCCTTCGAAGAGGGTCTTTCCACTACTGCAGAACCTCGATCTCGACTCTGTGGCGTTCTCCCAGGTAGAGAGCGTAGGCAATCCCATATCGATCGAGGACATGAACGAGCAGGAAATGTTAGACCTCATCATCGTGAATCTGGCCAGGCTCTGCGTCAAAGCGGAGTGGACGGGTCTGCTCGAGGCAGGCGGCGGCGGTGGGGGTGGCAACGAGTTCAACGCAGAGCTCACTGCCTACGAGTGGGACGGGGTCGATACTCCGGTGCGGATCATGGCGCTTCCGCCATTCGGCTGCGCTAACAGACAACACGCAACAATCTCCGGTGGCAATAACAATCTGATATGGCACCCTTTCATTTCACCGGTAACGGGTACGATCTCCAAGGTGGATATCTACATAGGGACTGATTCCGGTGGGACAGGCGCCATCGACCTCGGCTTTTATTCCGACGATAATGGAGTTCCAAAGACATTCTTGGGCGAGTTCGTCCTGGCTACGACCAGCGTTGGGATAGTAACCCAGACAGTCTCGAGCGCCGATATTGATACCGTCCGAGGAACGCAGTACTGGATAGGGCAGTTTTTCGATTCTATGGCTTCGCAACCAACTTTCACCCTCATTGAACTCACCGCTGCAGGGACTTCTGCCATTTGCACAGCGGCAAATGGTGTATCTGCGCCGGACCTGGCAATCATCGAAGCCGACGCCAGCGGCACCGGGAACCACACCATTACCGACTATACTGCATTAGGAACTACCGCGCTTGACCCCATCAACATCGGAGTGAAGTGGTGATGGATCGCTCGTACACTACCTATGCCGGCCCCGACATCATCGACCAGGGCAAGCACGATGTCACATGGAAGCAGGTCCGAGAGATGCGCGACTATTACCTCAAAGAATCCGACTGGCGAGCCATGAATGATCGCACAATTAGCCAGGCGTGGGAGGACTTCCGCCAGGCGCTTCGAGATCTCCCCCAGGACAACGCCACCGCCAACGATGCCGCCGACGCATGGCCGGTGATGCCAGATGCCTGAGCATCACGATCATCCTGACGAGACTTTCCCCGAGCAGTTGAAGCGGCTCGTGCTTGACAACGCATTCGCCTTCGTCCTGGGCTGGCTCCTGGGGGCGGGCCACATCGCAGCTCTCCTCGGTGACCTGGCTGGTGCGTTCACATGACCAAGAGAAAACCGGATAGCGTGAAAGAGGTCCGCATTTCTCTGCAGGACCGCCAATCCCAGCAGCTCGACGACATCGTGACGGCCTACATGATCGGCAACGTCCTGCCGTCCGTGGTCAGCCTGATGAAAGACGTCACTGGAATGATCGTCTTCCTCAGTCTGGCAGCCTATGTCCTCGGGTTCACTTACAAACCCGGCATAAACCTCGATATTCCTGGCGTCATCGATGACTTCGCCACTCAGAGACAGCAGGCCATCGCAGCCGGCGTCATCATCTCAGGAGGGCCCCTGGGTCCAGGCATCGGCCTGCGGCTCGCCCAGCTCCTCGGACTGCTTCCTGAGAAAGAAGAGTGATTACCAACGCCTGAACTCGGCCTCAAATCCCGGCACTCGTATTCGGGTCCGCCCCGATTTGAGCACAAGTCCGTGCGGGCCCGCAGTGGTGGGCCCGCCAGGATTTGAGCGCGAGTCTATTGGTCCCCATCCTAAGCCGGGGATTCGAACCCGTGTCCTGTATCGCCCCCCGACGAGTGCCCGCAGTCCCTCGGTTTCTAAGCCGGGGATTCGAACCCGTGTCCTGTATCGCCCTCGCAGAGCTCTGGGCGAACTCCGCAGCACAGGCAGATCAACTCGACCTCGAGGAACTCGTCAGAGAGTCCGGAGTAGTCGATCTCCATGTGTTCGGAAACCTCGAACCATTCTAGCTTCTGGACCTCCTCCTCGTCCTCCTCGGAGAAGTGATCCCAGCCGGGCCAGGAGTCCAGCTCGATCAGGAGCCAGTTGAAGAACTCCCTGGCTCCCATTTTCTTCGCCATCTTCAATTCCTCTTGTTCCTCTGTCGGCACTCGGCCCGCAGCGCGTAGTGAGGCATGTGCTTCGGCCGCTCAATAAGTTTCCATCCTCGAGGCCGGCCACGGCCGGACCAGTGCCGGACTAGCTGCGCACGGACTCGCTTGCCGCACTTGCGGCACCGACGCTGCAGAGTGATCGTGCCAGGGCGAGTCTCCCAAGTCCACCATGTCTGGCACTGGGGGCATTCCCACATGCCCTTCCTCACAATTCCACACCCAATTCCTCGAGTCGCTCCTGAAGCACCCTGATGGACGATCTGAGGCGCTTCACCTGCGCGGTGCGGTCGATACATCGCTTATGGTCCTCGAGTGTCTCAGATAGCCTCCTAGAGCGTGTTTTCTTCGGCCACGATGAAAAAATGGCATAGGCAGGGTCAGAGAAGCTCACAGAGCAGGTCGGGCACATGATCCGAGGCAGAAAAGGAGTTATGTTAATGTTATCGCATCCTCGAGCGGCCGAGCAACCACTAAAGGCGGTGTACGGTGTAGGGTGGGCGCGCGGGGTGGCTAAAATAAGGGATGAAGGTAGGTTGAAGGACGGTCCGGGGCCGGAGGACGACACATGGTAGCCACTGAACTGCTGATTCTAGGTGTTTTGGACCTCTTGACCCTGTCTGGAATGGTCATTTTCGCTCTCTGGCTGAGGATAGAGCTTGCAAACATGCTCGAACTCCTCGATGAGCGTCTCGCCCTGGCACTCAAGGCGCTCGTGGACCGCGTAATGGAAGGCGGCATCGACTTCGAACCCCCTAATCCGATCCAAGGAGCGATCGCACAGATGATCCAGTCGATCGCAGCTCAGAAAATGAACACGATTGAAGCTGTTGTCACGCAGAAAGGCCCCGACGGACGGTTTCAATCGTCAATTGACGAATTCCATTAAACTATAAACCTACTACTGCGGTTTTTCAATCATGGCGAGGCGAAGGGGCCGAAAGACCAGGC